ATGGCCGGTGCCCCCATTGTTATCCCCCCCGTCGCCGCCGCTATTTATGGTCGTGGCGAACGTGCCGGCGGAGCCGCCGCCATTGCCTCCGGCCCCGTTGGCCGATGAAAGGCCATTGCCGGAAGCATACCCAGCGCCGCCAACGCCTAGCGGACCACCCGCGCCGCCGCCTGAACCGCCGCCTCCTCCTGACTGAGCGCCGCCAGCGCCGCCGTCATGGGTCGTGGTCCCGGTTCCGGCCGTCCCGCCCCCACCCTGACCAGTCGTTGTCGCGCCCCCGCCTCCCTTGGCGACACAAACAGAGGTGGCGAAGGATGTATCTCCCCCGGTTGAACCATTGGGAAAGGCCAGGATTCCTCCCGCTCCCGCCGCGCCGACGTTGACCGCGATGGTTCCGTGGGCGCTGAGGCCCGTCGTGATCGAGTATTCGCCACCGCCTCCCCCAAAGGCATTCCCAGTGGTGAAGGCGTTTCCATTGTAGCAGCCGCCTCCCCCGCCCGCGATGCACTCGACCTGATAGGTCGCCCAATCGGAAGGGATGTTGACCGTTCCCGCTCCGGTCGTGGTGACGTATTGAGGGCCGGTGGGCATTAGGTCTTGCTCACCGTGAGCGTGATGGTCAGGCGCTGGATGGACGTTACCGATGTAATGCTAAATTGCAGGCAGTCATTGGCGCTGATCGCCGTTGTCCAGCCTGTCAGGGTGCTGTCCTGCGCTTTTTGGGCCGTCGAGATGGTCGGTGGAGCGGATGCGACGATGCTACTAACGGTGGGATAGGCCGAATACGCCCCCTTCTTGATATCAACCACCACCGAGCCGGATTGATCGGCTAGCAACGTCGATACCGTGACGGTGCAACCGAATGGCACGAAAAGCTGCCCAGCAACCCCGGTGGGAATGGTTGCTCCGCCCCCATCGACTACGTAGGTGATCGCCGCCGTGTTGGTCTTGTAGGAGCCATCCGCCGAAGCGCCGCCGGAGGTGAAGATTTGGCCCGCCGTGCCTGCGGCGGAGACCGCCAAGGCCGATGAGCCTTCACCTAGAACGACGCCATGAGCCGTGAATGAAGTCGTGCCGAGCGTTCCAGAGCCCGTGATGGTCCCACCGCCAAGCGGAACCGACAGGGACACACTAGTAACACCACTCCCCCCTGCATCCTGAAAGCTGGGGTCCGAGCTTGAGCCGTTCGAGACAAGCACCTGACCCGCCGTCCCGATGACACCATTGACCCCGCTGGCTCCATTACCGATGAGGACCTGGTGAGCGGTAAGGGTTGTTCGTCCGGTTCCGCCATCAGGAACGGTCACGGGGATGGTCAGAGCAATCGTGCCAGTCGTGGTGATGGGGTCGGGGGTGGCTGTGATGCCTTCGCCCGCAACGATAGACGTGACGGTTCCGCTGCCCGGCAGGATATTGGCATCGGCGAACATCGTCCCGGTGCCAATGCGGTCGATCACAAAGGCGTCGGTTGAGACGAGGCTGTTGGCCTGAGGATATTGGCGAATATCGGGCATCAGGGCGTATAGAACGGAGGCTGAGGATCATTCAGATCGGGAACAGGTCCAGGGCTCGGCGGGTGCGTAATGCTAGGCGCGGGAACTGGTCCTGTCCGAAGCGTCACGTTATCGGCCACCAAGAGGCGCTTAGGCGTGTCGGCTGGGATCGCGTCCACAATGACCGACTGAGGCGAGATGGCTCCCAGCGGGCTTCTCTGGCCATTGGGAAGGATAGGATAGGTCCCCACCGTCGTCTTCATACCGCCAGCCACCGGATAGACATACGAATCATCCGTCAGGCGGTCTGGATTGTCCTGCGGTGGGCGAGCGTCGGTGAAGGGGATACCCTCGGGATAAACTTCAGGTGGAAACATCTGCGGCGGCCTCGGATCATTGCAGGCCCTATCCACCTTCAGATTATCCCATCGCGTGAGCATTTGAGAGCGCCGCCAGCGTTGGCCACAAACATCGCAGACGAACCACCCTCCGCCGGGGTACATGTCCCATTTAAAGAGCGACGATCTCCCAATCATGGCGACGCATGGCCCTATGCCTAGAGGCCGGCAGTTCCAAAGACGGCGCGCCAATCGGCGACCGTGGCTACAAATCGGGCTGTGGATTTCGCCTTCGAATTTTCTGTGTCAAAGTCCGCGTCCCGCTCTAACTCAGGGTAACGACGCCAGATCGACAGAAGCCCCTTGTCCTTCGGAATGCCCGTTTTGAGATACCACGCCTGTGTGGTCTCGACGCCGAAGTAGGGGTTGACGATGGCTCCGCCGGGGATGAGCCCCATGTTCTTGATGGCGTTGATGTCGTTGTTCGCGGTGTTGGTGCGAAGCTGGGAGGCCAGAACGCGCTCAGCGTTGAACATATCGGCGGCCGAAACGACCACTTGATCGGGCTTCAGATTGATGGCGAGGCCGCGATTGTTCTGGGCGAGATAGACGCGCTTGATCATGTCCTCCAGAGAGGCTTCCGAGAAGTCGGCGTTGGTGGTGGGCAGGTTGGATTGATTGCCCGATTGCGTGGGGTGGGCGGCGCTGAAGAGCACGACGCCATCGCCGTAGGTCGGGCCGCCAGAGAAGCCGCCGGTGAAGATGCCCGCGTGGATCAGCTCGATTGTGGTCCGCATGGAAAAGGCGAGGGACTCGGCGCGGCGGGTGGAGACCTCCGCGTAAAGGTTGTCCTCATTCTCTTCCCGCGTCACCTGATAGCCGAGCGCGATGACGCTGGGGGTTGCCAGGGTGACGTAGCCTTCCGCGTCGGAGTCGTAGGTGACGTTGGAACCTTCCGACTTGCCTTGGGCAAGCCCAAAGCCGGTCGCTTCCACCAGTCGCTCGGTGGCCAGTTCGCCATCGACCTCATCGAAGAGTTGGGAGAAAATCTCCGGGAACTCGTCGTAGGTGAGGCCAAAGGCTTGCAGAATGCCCGGCCACAGGAAGTCGGGATGTGCTGAACGGGTGATGACAGCGGCCATGGGAAGGCTCCGTTAGAGGTTGCTAGATGCCGGTGAGAGCGTTGGTCTCGGTCGAGATGTTGTTGCGGACGACGATCTTTTGAAACTGAGCGAGCGCGGCGTTGTAGGGGTCCACATCGAATCCGATGATGTTGACCTGAAAACCCACAGTCGTGGCCGGCGCGGTGTTGGCGTCGAGTTGCCAGCCGGAAAGGCCGCTGGTCGTGCTTCCGGTCCCGGCGACAAGGCAGGCGTTGAGGCCGATGTTGCTGAGAGGAATGGCGGTGCCGGCCACACCACCGAAGTTGTTGCTGGACTGAACAAGGAATTGCGCCTCGGGGTCGTCGCAAACGAGGGCGTAATAATCGAGCGCCGTGGTGGCAGGGCGGGAAATCATGCCTCCCGTGCCCCCCAGACCCCACAGGGAAGGCGTCTTGCCGCTCCCGGCGGTGCATGTACCCAAGAAGCCGACAATGGCCCCCGTGATCCGGTTGGTAGTCCCTCCGGTGGCCAGATCGACGGCCATGATGCCGTTGGTGTCGGCAGCGGCGTGAATCTTCACCACGGGATCGCCGACGAAAAGGGCGTTGGTTTGAGCCTGCGGGATGAAATATTTCCGCATCCGAAAGGATGTCACAGCCCCATCAAGGCGCGTGACGACACGAAGGCCGTAGGGAGTGTTCGGATTGATGACAGTCGAGACGGTCATTGTCTGGCGTCCTTATGCTGGGGGTGAAACCGGTCCACGCCGGCGCCCTGGAGAGCCAAGAGCGGCTCCTTCGGGAACGTAGAACTGGGATGTGTCGGCCTGGTCGGGGCCAATGGTCTTCACTTCGCCGCCGTCAACCACACGGGCGGAAATGTCGGGCGTGTCGCCCTTGAGGACGCGGCGCTTCAAGGCGGCGTCCGAAGCCTCCATCTGGGCTCGGTTGTCCTCTTCCCAGAAATCCTTGCGCTTGCGCAGAAGGTAGGAGTAGATCGGATTGCCGTTCTTTTTCTCACCGACGATCATGCGGACGCGCTCGCCGCCTTCCGAATCGCTCTCATCGTCAGGGTTGAAGCCGTCGATTTCCGACGCATCGACGTAATCGTAGTCGTCCATCTTCGTCACCATGCGGAGACGAGAGGCGTCATCGTTGACCCAGCGGTAGATGTAGTCGGGGTCAAGCTGCTCGGGGCTGAAAATGTCCAGCTTGTAGGACGCCATCCGATTGAGAGTGCCGGGCTTACGGCGGCGGCGCTCCGAACTCGTAACCTCGGCCCGCGTCGGTCTTGCACGGAGTGGTGCTTGCTCTTGGGCCTTGCGCTGGCGCTCTAGAATGCGACCCGTGACCTCGCGCTCATGGCCCGCGTTGGCGTCGATCTGGCGTTGCTTGGCGGCTTGCGAGGCAGCGGCGCGGCGTTCGGGCGTCCAAGCCTTGGATTTGCCGGTCATCAGGCTTTCTCCGCCCAATAGGCTTTGGCGAGGAAGGAGCGCGATTGCTCTTCCGTCTGTCCCCGTCTCACAGCCTTGCGAACGAACTGGTCCATACTGCCTCTGACTTGCGCTGGAAGCTCGGCCCAGCCCCGTTCCTTGGTCGTCTTGCCAGTTCCCCCCCTTGATCCTCCTGCCACCATGGGCGGCGCGACCTGGGATAGTCTGGGCTCTCTCGCGGGCTCGGCTTGCACCTGATGGCCGTTGGAGAAGTATTGAGGAAAAAGCCGCTTGGCCGCTGTTTCAGCAGCCTGAAGGGCTTCAATCGGGGTTGCGCCTCGCGCTTCCGCCGACTGTATCGCTGCCACCGCGATGGACGTGGCCTCGTCTCTGGGGTCAATCTGCCCGTTGACGAGCCGGAACCAAGGATTACGCGACATCCAGGCGGCGGTTTCAGGTCTTGGGGCCTGGTGCTGCGCCAATCTAGCGGCGGCGGCTTGGGCCTCTTCCTTGTTTCCGCTGTCCACAGCCACGTTGAGCTGTTCGCGCGCTTCCCTCTGTCCTCGTTGCCGCGCATCCTCTGCCACGGCGTCGGCCATCTGGGTGGTGCGCCTTAGGCGCTCGCGGCTGTCCTGTAGAACATCAGGAAGCCGGTCGAGGAAGGTGCGAGCATCCTGCCAATCCTTGATCGGCTTGCCGTCGCGTTCCTTTTCCTCGCTCCAGCCCGCCCGCTTGGCAAGCGACTGGATGAAGTCCCCATCTTCGACGGGACCTGAACGCAATGTTTGGGCGTTTTCTTCGCCTTCGTCAATAGGGGGTGTTTGAACGCCTGATTGATCTTCATCTTCAGGCTTGGGCGCAACGATAGCGGCTTCGCGCGCTTGAATGCGCTGGGGTCTTGGCATTGGGTCATCCTTTTGTTATCCTTCGGATGACCTTGCGGGTCGAGACTTCCTGCGCCCCTCGCTGACACCATGCGGCGAGGGGTTTTTTTGCCTATTTGGCAGCCCTCTCGATAATGGCCCCGCAGTCTTTGTCCTTGACGATCCGGTAATCCTTGCCGTCACGCCCAACGAACACGCCGCCAGCGTATTTGGCAAACCACACGATATCGCCGACGCCGGGTTTCTGAGCATCGTCGGGCCAAGTGTCGTAATTCCACGCAATCGGGCTCATGGCGATGATGCGGCCCATCTGCATCGCCATTTCAAGCCGTTCCTGCGACTCGTCGGGAAGGTGGATGCTGCCAATCTTATGCGGCCGGATGCTTGGCGCGACGATCACGTTGTATTCCACCGGCTCAAGGCCAGGATTGCAGTCGGCGACCGATGGCGTCTCGAAAGCGTCCACGTCCGCCACGCTGCCGAAGCTGGCGAGGGGATTACGGGCGCGGACAGGTCCGGTTCCAATACCTCTGGACAGCGATTGAGGTTCAGCCATTATCTTTGCTCCAAATGAAAGCGCCTCGCATGAAAAACCGATGGCGCGTGGTGTCACTCTCAAAAGCGCGCTCGCTTTCCCAAGTCGGCTCAACGCGCCATATAAGGGTGTCAGCGCCTTTCCCGGCCGGGAGCGTTTCAGCTAGAGCCCGCTCTTCGATAGAGGCTCGCGCAGCCCCTGTGAGTGCGCCCGTGACGATCGAATATCGAAGCTGCTCCCTGCTATCAGGATTTGGCCAGACGAAATTAAAGGCTCTGGGAATGGGTTCGTCGCTCGCGGGGCCTTTATCAAGCTCATAAGAGATTGCCGCCATATCCGCGACGTGAACGGTGCGCCCCGCCTCCATGAGCCCCTTTACACTATCCATTGCCAATCTCCTTCAAAGCGATTGTGTGGGCTTCCGGGTCAACATTCCTGAGGTGATCCAACCAATCGGCCTCTATGAAGGCGAGGAACGTCTCGGAGGCTTTGCGGAGGACTGCCAATTCAGTCTCATCGGCCTTCCCGCTATACCATGTTGCCTTGACCCAGGCGCTCTTAGCCTCTTCAGCCATCTTGGCGTGAGAAGCGGCGACCCAGCGGGTTACGGCATCACGGCACCAGACCTCAAACTCTTCCTGCGTGGGGTTGCCGGCGCGTGGATCGGCGGGGCGCGGGGTTTTGGCGTGAACGGCAGGAATGCGCGCTCGGTATGCCATCTCCTGAATGCTTTTGCGCGCCATTAGACGGCCTCAAAACAAAGACGCATCCAAAGCCCTTCTTTTTCATCAAAAGGTTTGGCTCGCCAACTCAGCCGAACGGGGCCATCAATGGCCAGCCGGAGAGACGCCGCCGTCCCAAATGAGTCCTGACACATGCGCTCCATGGTGTTAGGGAGACTTCTAGGTGCGCCCTCTTCCTTAAGGAAGCCGTTGCAGATCGTGCGGTGAGGGGTGCCGCTCGGAGTTTTTGCTGTGTCGCTCTCGACAACATCTTTTGCGAGCGCCTCAATCCTAAATGCCAATTCCCTAAGCAGCGGCGAGGGGGCTTGGCGTGGGTCCAGGGGTACTCGGGCCATTGGTTTTTCCTTCGGAGGCTTCGGATGGGGCTTCTTGGGGCTCGCCGGGCACGTTCATGCCCTCGGTCCCCACACGGTGGGCTTCCTGATGCAGTTTATGGGTCTGGACGCCGATATTGCCCATGACTTCCACGGTCTCGGCTCGAGTGAGGTTGGATTGGGCCTCGTCCTGCACCGATAGCGCGCCGGTATGTTGCGCCTGGGCATTCTTGAGGGCCGCCGATGCCGCCAATTCCTGAACCTTGGCGACCAATTCAGGGTTGGGAGGGACCGTAGCCATAAATTGCTCTGGCCGGTCATATTCAAGGGCCTCCAAGAACATGGTGGCTAGAGCCTGAGCTGGCCCCGCCTGCGTCATGCCGGCGGCCATGCCGAGGGGGCTTTCCGCGAACTGGATCGTGGCCTGCATCCGGCTGATCTTCTGCATCTTGGTGACGACGGATGGGTCTGCGATGGGTTGAATGTCTGTTCCGTCGCCTGAGAAGTCCTGGTCGAAGTCACCGCCGGTCAGCTCGGTGTATTGGTGCCGGATTTCGTCCGTCGCCCACCGCTTGAGGCAGTGATACATGAGGCGGAACTCGTCTCGGAACCCGCGATAGAGGCGCTTGTAGATGGCGCTGAAGACCTGAAGAGCCTGGTTTTGGAGAGCCAGAGTCGTGCCCACCGGAGCCGTCGATGGCGCGTCTCCGCTGATAACGTCCTTGACGGAGGATATGTCCTTAGCAGCCGCCAACAGCATCTCAAGCATCTGCATCGTGACGGGTGAGGGGCTGGGGACGGTGAACTCAAATAGCGCCTGCCGAAGATCACTGCCTCCCGTTGAAACCGTCTGCCACTCGCCCGGCTGTTTGTAGACCGTGCCTGATTGGCCGGAGCCTTGGAGCCTTACGTTGGCCCCAATAAATCCACCGCCAGCAATCTCAGCTGATCCCGCGTCAATGAGTTGATTAATCCCCGTGTCAACTGAGGCGGTGATAGCATCAAGGAGGCGAGCCAATCCGAGGCCGTAAAATCTGCCTCTTGGGTCGGGGAGAAAGAGGAATAGGGCGAATGGAACCCATCTCTCGATCCTGACGGCATTCGTCTTCTCCTTGTTCAACACCACGTCATCCATGGTGTAGGCCGCTTCGATGCGGAGCGTCTGCTTGGTCTCCACGTCCACAGTCACGATGTAAGGCTCGGCAACGCCGTCGTGGTCCAAATCCTCCAAGCGGTGCTGCTCGATGAAAACCCGTGGCTCCTCGGGGTCTTCAGCCTCCGTCACGATGTCGATATCGCGGTATTGACCCATCATGCGGCGCTGGGCGATCTCGTAGGGGTAGATGTCGAAGTCCTGCGTGATGCGAGGGCAGCGTGAGAGGCTCTTGGTGTCGTTGTGGACCGTCAGCCTAAGGGCAGATACGTAGTCGCTGGCGAGCCCGTCAGGCCCCATGTAGGGCTTCTTGAAGCCCACACCGGTCACAGGGCATTCCATGAGCAGGAGGTCTGTCTCGCCCTCCCAGTTGTCCATCTTGTAGAAGATGGTCCAGTTCATGAAGTGGGCGACACGCTGGGCTCGTGCGGCCTTGGCCTTCGCCAACATGTCAGCGTGGGCGGCGGCCTCTTGCTGCTGCATGGCCTGGGCTTGCATCGCTTGCGCCTGCTGCGGATTCTGAGGCGGGGGCGTGTCCTGCTGTTCGTCCTTGGTCGTGGGCTGTAGGGCCGGCGGATCGAATGTCTTGACGCCGACAACCTTGTCGCCCTTGATCAATTCTGGCGTGGCGCGAGCGTTGAATTGCGTGACGGCGGTCGTTAGGAGCGGATAGTGAATGTCCGCCGAGCCTTCCCAGACCCCATCGCGCCTGAAGTCCTCATCGTCATCGGTCTCTTGAACCGCGAGGGCTAGGCCGCGCTCGGCGGTGGCGATCCAGGTGGAGCGACTAGCCTTATCAATTTCCCATTCTCGAACCGCATCCAGTCCGATGGTATCGACGACTCCCGGAGCGAGGAGCGAACTAATATCTCCGCCGGCCGCTGCAATCCGATGCAGGAAGACGAGGCCGTCTGGTAGAGGCGGCGTTTCCGAAGTTGCGCCTTCAGGATCGCCTTGACCTTCTGAGGCGTCATTGACCGATGCTCCAGGGTTGCGGGTGTCGATGTGGGCTTGAGGGCCATCGACGGGGTAGACCTGTCTCACACGAGTTTGAGCACCGCGAGGCATTAGCGTTGGATGGTCTCGGCGTTCGGCGCGCTAAGAGAGCGCGCTTCGTTCATGCGAGCCTTGCCCAAGACGCCCCGCAATTCTCCGATAAACTGTTCCGCCTCTACACGGGACATTATTAGGTTGAAGCATTCTCCATCTTTATCCGACATGGAGGCAATGATATCTGCCCCATGAGCCTCTACGGATAGCTCGGCGTGGGAAAACTGAAGCTCGCTCAATATCCCGTCCTCCGCTCGCGCCGCCTTGGTGCTGGGCGCGTCTGAGCCGATTGCAAGGGCAGAGAGTAGGGGATTGCGAAGGTCAGAGCAAGGGCGTCGCCAAGGTCAGGACTCTGCCCTCCCATCCGCATCTTGATCGCCGCTTTCTCCTCGATGATCAGCTCCTGCGACGAATTGTAGCGCGTGGCTCCCGGACCCCACTGAGCGGCGCAGAGGTCGCTCTGCAGGCTGTCATCGTCCGGTATCTGAACCGGCACGTCGCCATTGAACCACTGGCGCATGAGGTCGTGCATCTCGGCGCGGCGGTTGAAATAAATGTCGTCGCCAGTTGGGCCGGTGCTGATCGGGTTGGAGCCGAAGTTGACCGCGTTCACCGGAAAACCACGCTCAAGGAGGATGTCATAGATCGTCGCTTCGGCTCCAACGTCGATGTTCACCATGTCGGGCTTGATCTTCAGGATGATGGAGGCGAGTTGATCGGCGACGTAGAGGCCAGAGCCGCCAGGGTCCATTCGCACACTAATGCGCTCACCAGCACGACGGCCGCAACGGTCAATAATTCCCACCTGATCACCTGATCGGGCCGGATCAATGCCAAGGATGATAGGGCCAGTCCCGATGACAGGAGCCGAAGGCTTGCGAGCACGTAGGACGGCCGTGGCCGGAATGAATGAATTGCCACTGGATTGAAACGCCTCATCAAAGGTTGCGGGATATTCCTGTTGAAACTTCCAGCACGGCATATCCAGGCTCGCGCTGATCGAATTGGCAAGCTCCCGGTTCTTCAGCCATGCCCAATATAGCTGCGGCCATTCGAGCTTGTGAGCCTGTGCGTAGGCTGTCCATTCCGGGCTTGGGCTGAAAGTGTCGGGACAGTCCTCAACCAAATCCTCGCCCCAGAACCAAGGGACGAAGATGGCCTCAAACTCCGATTGCCCACGGATTGCGGCCTGAGCGTAGCGGTAGAAGAGGTTACCGACGCCGTTAGCGGTGGATTCAAGGATGATCTCCGTGCCCATCGCGTTTCCAACGGCCTGCAGCGCGCCAGTGACGTGATCCTCCGCGTTGGGCCAAAAGCCGACTTCGGAGCCGTGAAAGAGGTGAAAGGTGGCCGAGCGTCCCGTTTCCTTCGTGCCGGCCGTGCTGACCTGGTAGCCGGAATCGTTGCGCTCAAACAGCAACTCCTTGGCGTTGCCGCGCTTGAGAGCCGGCTTTCCAGTGGCTTCCGGCTGAAGATCGTAGAACCGTTGGGCCATGCCGAACAGCGTGTCGGTAGCCGGCTGCTCGTGAGTGAGGATGAAGGCGCGCAGGCTGCGAGCGGTGCGCCAGAGCTTGTGATAATACCGGCCCTGGACGTAGGTTGAGGCCCCGCGCTTGCGTCCCTTGACGATGATCTTGCGAACCCGTCCGGTGCGCCGTAGCTGGTCCTCCACGGCGTTGTGGATGTGGATTTGGGAGCGGTTGAGCAGCAGCGGGACGATTGCACCGCTGGCGCTGCTGATTCGCAGGGCGTCACGGGAAAAGAGGGGGAGATTGTCCCGTAGGCGTCCTAGATATTCCGTCTCTTCAGGAGCGTAGGCGGCTAGGACGCTCACTCCTCGGCAGTCCTCTCAAGCGGGAGAATCGTCCAGTGGGCGCGAAATGCGCGTTGTACATCACTTTGTTCTGAAACGCGCACTGCCTCAGCCCAAAAGGCGGGATCGGGATCGTCCAAGACGGCAACTTCCGTCACGTGTATTTGATTTTCGCTTGCCATATTACTTCGCCTTCAGCCTTGATCCGATTGGAGCGCGGTAGGGCTTGAGGCCGGAAGTCCCGACAATCATTTTGGGCCCCAGCTTTCCACGCTCCCGATCAGCTATGAGGGTGCGCGCTCGGTAGCTCTCAATGGTTTCGGAGCGCGACTCACGCGGGCCGAGATTGATAGGCTCTGGCGTTTCCTCCGCGTGTTTGGCCAACCGAATTGCAGCGCCGGCAACGAAGTCCTGCCGACTCATCAGGCCGCGAGCTTGGTCAACCGTTTCGAGGTCGTCTGGCGTCATTTTGACGAGGAAGGCCACGCGAGGGATTTTCATTCTCGCGCCTGAGCCTGAGCCTTCGGAGGCATGTCCTCTAAGAAACTTTCCTTTCGGGCGCTCTCCACCGCTCTGAAAAGCGCGCTCGTTCTCTGCGCCTCTATACTATCAACGGCCACGATGGCCGCGCAAAGTATCTGGCGCTGGATTGGCCCGCAAAGCCATGCCTTTCGCCCTTCGGAGTCCTCAGCCGACGCCAACGCAATAAGGACCTGTTCGGTCCAACGAGCTAAATCATCGTCAATCTGATTGTCAATTCGCCTTCCGTCCTCGTCGGCCAAGCGATTGTCGCCCTCTAGATAGTTTTCCATATATCTGGATATATACCGTTCCGAGCCGGGTGTATATATCTATTCTCCCTTCCGTTTCGCCAGCTCGACGATGGCGTCGTGGACGTTGATGGTGGCGGCGAGGTTGATGTCCTTGGGCATGAGCTTGCCTACGAGAGAGAGGAAAGCGGCTGGATTGGCTGTGGCCTGGGTGACGAAATAGTCCTTGCCCCCAATCTCAGAGAGAGCGCCCTCCAGCATTTCCTTCACCGAAGCGGTGAGTTTGTTGACGGAGCCCTTAGGGCGTCCTTGGCCGGATGTGCTGGTTTTCCCCATGGGACGCACAAAATCGCACAGATTGCGCTAACGTCAAGGAGGAGCCTGACGCCAAGCGGTGAGGATGTGGTCATAGAGGCTTCGTTGAATGACCCCGTGCGCCGCATTGATCCTAACGACCGGGTGCGCATTCTCCAGACCCTCCCTTACCGCTGCGTCAACTTCGGTTTGGCGGAAGGTGAGCACCTCTTTGTCCAAGGCGGCTATCTCATCGGCGTGAAGCGTCATGTCGCCATCTCCCTCAACCGCCTCTCCACGATCCTGCGGAGGTTGGCATTGCGCTCGCGTCGGGCGATCAGATGCTCTGCGAGGTGGTAGGCAATTACGATTAGGATGATGGCGGGGATCATGTTGATTTCCTTGGCTTTATTGGCTGACGGCGGCATGGCGTGAGACCCACAACCAAATCATGAATCCAATCCTGCCGGCTGATCTCGTAAGGCTCGCCCTTGGCACGATAGAAGTCCACCGCTGCCATCTCATCCAGATCGAACCGTATGGTGCATGATATGCGGGGGGCGGAGCGTTTGGCAGACATTAACGAACGCCGTAGTAGGCGGCTTGGAGAAAGCGGCACGAGCGCGCGTTGGGGTTGGCCGTCTGATAGAGGCCGCCAGCATCGCGGAGGTCGTAGTTGTAGCCAGTGCCCCATCGTGTGATCCGAATCCAAAATGGCTTGTTCATGTCTCTCTCCCTGTCGATTGACACTATGAAACATAGTCCTGTATCTCAGTCAAGGGGTTTGTTTTAGATGGGGTGGGGAGGGTGGTTACGACCAATCTTGCGGAAGGTCTCGCGCGCTCGGGCGACCGAAGCTGTCGGCCTTTTTGTCCGTCCCATTGAAGGGTTCGGGCTTGACGAGCGTTATGCCGAGTTCCTTCAGGGTCTTTCGGGCGTTGAAGTCGCCGTCGAGAGCATACCACGCCGTCACCGTCCTTGGCTCCAGATAGTTTCCAGACAGCTTCGCCCCCCATAGGTAGCTGTCGGCGAACGTCTCGCGAACCGCACTCGCCATGGCTTTCCATAGCACTTCGGGAACGGTGATTGGGAAGGCGGGCGCGGCGAGTTGGGGGGTGTCGGTCATGCGAGGGCTTTCTGGTTGGCTTGGTTTAGAGGGTCGGCGGCGATGGCCGCCTTGATCTCTTCAAGCGTAAGCGCGCCGAGACCTTGGATCGAGCGCGCTTGCTTAGGTTCTCTTAATGGTTCTCTTAAAGGTTCCCCGGAACGTGGTTCCGGTATGTCGGTCGTCAGCTTCCGGTATGAACGCCGTGATTTTCCGCTACCCCCGGAACGTGGTTCCTCTATGGTGGCGGAAGCTAGTTCCGGTATGAAGGTCAGAACAATCCGGTCGCTAGTCCGCCCCGTTCCGTGGTATCTAGCCTGTCTGGTGAGGAGACCCTTTCGGGTTAGGCTGAGGAGAGCGCCCCGCACACACCGATCTGTCAGGGCGGTTCCCTTGGCGATGGTGTCCTGCGACGGGAAGCAGCACCCGTGCTGGTCGCAATAATTGGCGAGGACGAAAAGGACTAGCTTCTCGGTGGAGGAAACGTCCTCCAAGGCGATCACCGCACCGACAGCCAGCCCACTCATTCGGCTATCCGGCAAGCGTAAAGGACGAGCGTCCGGTGTCGGCCAAACCATTTGCCGATCAACGCATGAGAGGCCGGTTCACCCCTTATTTTGATGCGGGAACGGGTTAGGCGTATGGCGTGATACCTGGCCGCTGTGACCTCTGGCGCGGTCTGCCGGCTAAGAATTTGCTCTGGCAAAACGTTGAAGCGCCGGGAAGCCACGTCGATGATATCGGCGACGGATGGTGGCATGGCACGGTTGCAACCGAATAGCCGCTTCGGTATTGTGGTCATTGATCGAAGGCTCCGAAACAGCCGATGTGGTCACGGTGGCTCTGCCGGTCGCACGGCATCCACCACCCCACTCTTCTACCTCGCCAAGCCCCTAGTCAACCATCCCGTTAACGGACAATCTCACGCCTTCAACCGGCCGGCGAACGCGAGGCTGTATCGGTGACCGCCCCTGGACGTTATGCGCCTCACACCATGACCCTCGCGTAACCGGAGCGCAGCACATCAGGTGAGCATCCGAATCGTCCACGATCCATGAGCACTCGTTCCAACGGCGATCAAGCAACGGCTTCGACTCGACCTGGGGGACGTGGACCTGTTCAACCGGGGGCTTGGGTGGCTTGACGTGACCCGCCTTCGTAAGCTTGATCTTGGGGCATCTCAGTTTCGGCACTCTGTGAGTGCGAGCCTGTTGCGGAGGCATTTTGATCCCAAGGCGTGACAGACGGCCTATAACACCGTTGCGGGTTGTGCCTCCCATGATCGTGGCGATCTGGGATGAGCTGTGACCAGCGGCGCGGAGGCTCTGAGCCTGTTGGTCGCGTTCCGTGGTCCAAAGTGTGCCACGGAGGTGCGAGCGCGTTGTAGGTGTTCCAGTCATGCGGCAAACAGGCTCCCGTCACGGCTTCCGGTCTGGTTTCCCCATGCCGTCCAGCCAGGCCACGACGTGCGGGCGAAGAGTTCGAGATACGGACCGCCGACCAGCGCCTCGATGCGCTCGTACTGGCGTTCAGGCTTGGCGCTGTGGGCTCCGCGCGGGCAGTGGATGATTTGCTCCACGCCCTTGCTCAAACGCTTGGGCGAGCCTCTGGTGAACAGCCAGCATTGTTCGGTCTGTTTGCGTGTCCAGTAGCCCATGCCGGGAACGGGGTCGTAGTGTTCGCGCGCCTTGGACCAGATGAAGGCTATGGTCTTGAACTCAAATCCCCACGCTTTGCCAAGCGCCAACGCCTCCTCTACGTGGGAGTCCATCAGCCACATGAATAGCGCGCAATCCTTTGCGGCTGAATCGGCGACGGGAATGGTGGCAAGGTCGACCGTGTCCGTGGTAACGTAGTGGGCTGATTTGGCGCTAGTGGCTAACTGACGGTCCCCGCCCCAAGCCCGGAACGCCCACGGCGGATCGGCCAAGATGCACCCAAACGGACCAGCGGGAAGCGGGGTCACAGCTTGGAAGCCTCTGATTGCCGACCAGCGACTTGCGGAATATCAAACCCTTGTGCCCGTAGAAGCTCACGCCACCTAGCGCGTTCTTCCCGATAAGCTTCCTGTTTAGCTGTTGCGGCCATGGTGAAGTGGAGGGGGACGGGTTGGGTCATGCTGCTTCGTTCCCAAAGACGCGCGACGGATGAACCTTTGTCGAGACGCCCCATCGTTCAAGGGTGGAGAGCAATTCGTCAAGGGAACGGATGATTTCAAAAAAGCCGTTTTGATTCGTGACGCGCCTGCTAAACTCTACCTGTGCGGCAGTCGCTTGACCCTTTCCGGCCTTCAACTCGATAGCTGCAAAGCGTCCATCGGGGAGGCAGAAAATCAGGTCACTTACGCCCGGCAAGACGCCCATGGCCTTGAAGAGATGGCCAGCGCGTTCCGAGCGCCAGCCGCCGTTAGCGGGGTGAAAGACGATCAGGTCCGGCGCGAGCCTTCGCAGAGCGTCGATGCACTCGATATGCAGTTTCTGCTCGGGATAGGTTCGCTTGGTCACTTCACCGCCGCCTTGAGAGACGCATGAACGTAATCCTGCTTCGCCGCCAACAGGTCCCTCACCGGTAGATGTTTTGCCCGAGCATTTGCAATGGCGGCGTCTAGGTAGGCGAGGTGGGAGTCGGGTCGCGGGCCTAAACGCAAAAGGCCACGGAAGAAGTCGAGAAAGGCGGTCATGCGGCGCGCTCGTATGTCGTGATGCGTTGAAGGCCGAGCGGGCGTAGGATAGAGCATCCAGGGTCGCGCCGGCCGTTCAGAACGTCGCTGACATAACCAGGCGCGATGCCGTGTTCCTTAGCCCATGCAGCTTGGTTTCCGTTGGCGCGTTTTCGCAGCAGCTCGCGGACTTGATCAGCGGTCATGGGCAGACGATAGCGCAAAAAAATCGTTCGTCAATGTGAAAATATGCGTTGACACGTTCGCGGCGATGCGTATTGTCGGCCTCACACCAAGTGAGAGCCCGCCATGCAAACCGCCGAACTCAACGCCCACGTTCATCCGATCTTCCGCCCACTTGTGACGCCGGAGGTTCTCGCGGCGGAATATACCAACGGCTCCAAGACGGTTCCGGCCACCCTGACCATCAACCGGATCGCGAACGGTCGCCGCACCTTCCAATCCGAGCACCGCGTTTCCGGCAAGCGCGAGGCCCGCATGATCGCTGGCCTGATGAACGCCAAGCCGTGGAACTTCTAGCCATGGACCTCCACTCTCAACACCACTTCACCACGATCAAGACGGACGCTGGCGAGGGCCTAACGGTTTTCGCCGATCGTCCGTCCGACCCGCCGACATGCACTCTGCACCCGTTCAGCCACCACGATATCGTGCTCGACGAAGCGCAAGTCCGCCAGCTTCGGAACGGGCTCAGAGACTGGCTCGAAACATACGCCGAAGCCGCCTGAACTCCCACCCCCTCAAGGAAGCCCGAAATGGCATACGACACAACTGATCTGGCAGTCGATACGCAAGCCAAGGTGAACTTGATCCGGCTGCGGGACTTTCTGGCGACACTTGCCCCCGAACGGTTCAACATAACCCGGCTATACTATCCCAGCTCCGACGTTTTTGAGGAAACGAAGTGCGGAACGGCGGCTTGTATTGCTGGATGGGCTTGCACCATTCTTGGCGAGCCCCACGGCGCTCGATTTGAGGCTCAACGCGTCCTTGGGCTTAACGACGAGCAAGGCATAGCACTATTCTGCCCATACCACTACCAAGAAGAGCCGCATAAATACACCCTCCCGCGCGCCGTTGCCGTCCTAGATCACCTAATCGCCACTGGCGAAGTCGATTGGTCGGTGGCGTGATGCCCAACCCCTTCGATGACTTCGCCGACTTGGGCGGTGTGGAATACATCGAGCCCTACAGCACTCACGGCGAGACGATCCTTCACGGCCTGCATCGCTTCCATGCGTGGCCAAAGGTCGTGTTCATCGGCCTCGAAGCCGTCCAGCCCGACGCCTACCAGCGGGCTTACGAAGCCGAGCAGGACGCCTTTACCCGTAGAGCCCTAGCGCCCCTGTGTGAGGCCCTGACGGCTGTTGGAAGGGCGTTGCTGGACCCTCGGGCTCGCCAAGCCCTCGCGCATGAGCAGATAGCTCGGGTGTGTGCGAGATGAGGTGGAACCTTACCACCTTGATGGCCAGCGCCAAGAACGTCGCGGCCAATCGATCCAACGAACCGAGCGTTCGTGACCTTGAAAGCATGCTCGCCGCGTTTGAGTATTGGAAGGGACATTATGACGCCAGCGCCAAGAAGTATCGCGAACGAGCCGCCAAGCTTGAGTTGATCGGCGACAGCGAGGCTTCGATGGTGCGTCGTCACCGCGATGGGGCCGAAGAAGATGTCGCCAAGTGCGATGTAGGAATCCGCACTATGAAGTGGGCCATCGCAACAATCAAGGCGACGCAACCATGATCGGCTTCGTCCTCACCCTTCTCGCCATCCTCGCGATCCTGGGCGGTGTCCACCTGTGGGAATGGCTTAGTTCGGACGATGTGGAGGCGGTGGACTTCTGATGGCCTGCGAATGCATGAAAATCATGGACGCTAAACTGGCCGAGTTTAACAGCAAACTCCAGGTTTCTATAGTGTGGGGTCGGGGCACGTTAGAGGCGCGTCCATATATTGGCGTTGAGAAGATCAACCCGCGCAAAGTCAACAAGCGCGCGGTTATCGCGACATTCTGCCCGTTTTGTGGAGATGCCTACGAGGTTCGGTCTGGAGAGGTTTCAGCATGACCCGCTCCTCCACCCGCCGCGAAGCCTTCACCCGCGCCTCCAAAGCCACCCAGGCAGACGTGGAGCGCCTCATGGCCACTGTCGTCTATCTGCGAGCCGAAGGGGCGAGGGACAAGGCTGACGAGCTGGCCGATATCGCGGGGCGGTTGCAGGCGTGGAGGCGGGCGTGAGCAGCAACCATGCAGTCTATTATCGAATATTGCTTCGCGCGGCGCAAAGACGGTTCGGTCGGTCGGCGCTACGAGATGCACGTCTACCGGTATTGCCCCGTCGCGGTCTGCGAAATGTGTGCTCGTCTCGGCGATCCCCGCTTCATCAAACGATGGTGGCTAATGCCATTCGAGGCCGGATGGGAATTAGACATTCAAGAGGCGGTCCTTTGCATGGGCTGCATGAACAAAATGCGTCCAATCTGGCAATCTATATCAGACATTGACCATTGCCGCTATCTCATAAACAGAATAAAAGAGGCGATAACCCGTGCAAGAAAAGATCGAAACAACCGCTCAGCTTCGCCGCTTTTTGGCCGACCTGTTGCAGAAGGTATCGAACGGCAACATTGAACCGGAAACCGCGCGCGACTGTGTGAAGATCGCCCACGCGCTCAACGAGTCCTTCAACGTCGAGTTGAAGATGCGCCTCGTTGCCCAAAAGGTCGGCGATATCGTGCCACGGCTCGGCATGGTGCAACTCGGAGAGCCCGGCCCCGAAGGCCCGATACTCATCGAGGGTCAAAAGGCGGACGCCGCATGAACGCCCCCGTCATCCGCACCGTTCCTGTGGACGCCAATGTCCGCGAGCTTGCCTCCGGTATGATGGCCGACGCCCAGCGCCTATTTTCCATCTGTTCGGGAATGTGGACAACGCCTGAGCGCGCCAATTCCATCCTTCCCCTCGCAACAGCAATCAATGCTCAGAGCCGACAGTTGATGATGTTGGCGCATGTCCAAGTCGATCAAGATGGGGACGATTGATGGGCAATATCCGCTGTGTCCGTTGCGAACGATACCGTGACCGCGCTGACTTCGATCAGGAAGCCTCTGATTTGCTTGGCGAGATGGTCTGTGACGAGTGCGCCGAGGAAGTCATGGAAGAGAACGGACAATTTGGAGTAGGCGCATGACACGCCGCTTTGCCGCTCGATACGAGCCAGTTGAAGGCAAAATCCACTGGCGCGGAAGCGATGACCGCTGGGTTTACATGCCACGCTCCCAAGCGGTGAAAGTCGCCGCCGAGCTTCACGCCGTTATCACAGACACCGGCATTCCAGGGTGGGCTGCGACGGCACAACGCTTCGCCTCCGATCTGGACGAAGCCATAGCACAATTCGAGGCTGACCAACATGCCGACGCCTGACATCTTCGCCCGTCTGTCCGCTCCCTTCCCGCCTGAAGCTATCTCATGGCGCGTGGGATCGACCAACATCGACAAGCAGACCGGGAAGCCCCGCAACGCCTCACAAGAGCCTTCGGGGATCGCGCTGGCCTATCTGGACGCCCGCGACGTGATGGATCGCCTTGATGAAGTGTGCGGCCCCGCCGGTTGGCAATGCCGCTATCCCCACGTCGGAAGCACGACCGTCTGCGACATCGGCATTCTAGTCGATGATGCGTGGATTTGGAAGGCGGACGGTGCGGGCGCGACCGATGTTGAAGCCGAGAAAGGGATGCTCTCCGATGCCCTGAAGCGCGCCGCCGTGCGCTGGGGGATAGGGCGCTACCTCTACGGCCTAGACAGCCCATGGGTTCCAATCGAGCCTATGGGCAAGTCGTGGAAGATTTCCAAGCGCGCCTATGTCGATTTGCGCCGACTCCTTGAAGGCAAAAAGCCCGTCACAGCCAACGCGGCGAAGAAGGAGGGCGGGGGCGAACGCTTCAACGAACTGAAGCACGAGATTGGCACTCTGGAAAGCCCAGCGGCTTGCTCAACTTGGGCGAATGCTCGCGCCGACGAGATAACCGCCATGCCTACAAACTGGCGCACGATGCTGCGGGAAGCCCTAACCGAACAGCGCAAGCTCGTCACGCTCGCAGACGATGACTTTCCGGGCGACCGGCCCATGCAGGGAAGGGGTGCGGCTCAAGAAGCGGCCCCGGCCTTGGCATGATCTTACAAGCCATCGGTAGCGTTCTCTTGACGGCAGGAGTGCTAATTATGAGCTATAGGCTGTCTTCAATCATCGCTCGTCTAGAGGTTCGTATCGCGACACTTGAGACAACCCTGCGCGCCAACGGTATCTATCTATGAGCACCCTTGTCACCGACAAAGACATTGAGGGCGCCTTGGCGATCCTCTCCGACGAAACCGGAGCCGCTGTCCGCGCCTCGCACGACTTCATGACGGAGCTTTCCAAGTCCGTCCTCGCCAAGCTCAAGAGCGAGTGCAACGAAAAGACCGCAAGCGCTAAGGAGGATTGGGCGCGCTGTCAACCGATGTACACGGACCATCTGAAGAAGGTCCAGCACTTCGCCGAAGAGTCCTACCGCTGGCGTCAACGCTATGCCGCCGCGTCTGCCAAGATCGAGCTCTATAGAACCCTGTCGGCCAACAATCGGAGGCTCGACAGGCTGTGATCTCCACCCCAGAGGTTCGCCGAGCGCGCGAAGTGATCCGAGCCGACGCGAAGGCCAAGAAAGCCGCGCGTCCGGCGAAGGTGATGCCGACCGACCCGAAACAGCGGAGGGTGCGGCAGCGTGATCCGGGATTCCTCGCGTACCTGCGTCGGCAAGCATGTTCCGTGGCCGGACCCGACTGTTCAGGCCCAATCGAGGCTTGCCATATTCGCTATGCAACGCTACAGTATCCCAATCCCGGCTTGCAGTCAAAAAGTAGTGACCGGCGCGCGGTTTCGATGTGTACCGCCCATCACCGGCAGGGCCCCCGCGCGCAACACAGTATGAATGAGCGCCGTTTCTGGTCCCTGCACGGCAAAGACCCCGATAAGCTCGCCGAGACACTTTACGCCCAATATCTCAATGGAGTGAAGCCGTGAAATTGAGCAATACGATGCGTGAGTGCTTGGCTATGCACCCTGACGAATGGGAGCCGTTTCGCGGAGGCTTCTACATGCGGACGCGCCGCGCCCTTCAGAACCGTGGCCTCGTTGAGCGTAACCCGTGGGGTCAGGTCCGCAAGACCGAAGCTGGAAAGGCCGTGTTCCATGACTGAGGTAGAGAGATTGAGGGAAGCGTTGGCAGATATGGAAGCCGACCGCGATGAAGCCGTGAATTGGTCTCACATTGTGGACCGTCACGGAACCGATGGCTTCGATGATTTGGCCGATCAGTGGCTTGAGCAGACAGCAATTCAACGTCTGGTGCAAGCGGTGGCGTCCGTCTTCTCAAAATGGGCCAACGAAGGTCTCATGGTGCGTTTTCGCGGGCAGATGGCAATGCTCACACATACCGCCTTTGTCGAGGGTTGCCTTGTTGGTGTTCGGGCTGAGATGGCGCGCGCCGCCAAAGTCTACGCGGAGACCAATCATGACTGAGCATACAAAAGGGCCATGGATTGCGGGCAAGTTTTCGTCCGTCGTGGGATGGCCCGTGGTTGGAAGCGGCGGACGCCTAATCTGCGACATGGCCTTTCCCCGCCATTTGGCCGGAGACGAAGCTCCCAAGGTTGTAGCCTTCAAGGCCGAAGTCGCAGCCAACGCCCGCTTGATAGCCGCCGCGCCGGATTTGCTGGAGGCTCTTCAAACGGTTGACCGGCAAGTGTTCTGCGACTGCTTCGAGGGAACAAACAGCCCAACCGAACATCAGCCAGGCTGTTTCGTCCCCATCCTGCGCGCCGCCATCGCCAAGGCCACTGGAGCCAATCATGACTAAGCCCGTAATGCCGGATTTGAGGTTGCGGGATTTTCACAACCGCCTTCGCATCTTGCTCAATATCGACATGAGCGAGCTTGTCGACGGAGGCGCGAAAGGACAAGACGATGGCTGAACACACCCCCGGACCTTGGACGCTGGCTGATCGGACCATCGAAGAGGACGGTTCAATCTATCCGGCGCACATATTGGGTGGGGCTCGCGAGCTTGTCATCTGTAGTTTCAGCGCCTTTGAGAGCGACGCAATGTTTGAGGCCAAGGATGACTGCCGATCCAAGCGCGCCAATGCCGCCCTGATCTGTGCTTCTCCTGATCTTCTCGCCGCCTGCATCGACCTTGTTGGTCTGATAGCAGAAATCGCCCCCGCTTACGAGCAAAGCACCATGTGCGCCAATGCCCGCGCGGCCATCGAGAAGGCCGCCGGTCGCGCCTCCCCCGACCTGCCGAACTTTCCAAGGAGCAATCTCGATGGCTGACCCCCGGTCCATCGCCTTTGTCACCGACAAGCTGTCCGGACATCTCCGCAGAGGACGCAGCGCAACAGCGTTCGCGGAGTTGATCGTGGAGGGGCTGATACCGGAGGGGCGGGTTTTGGTTCCAGGTAATCCCACTCCGCCTATGTGGAATGCAGGGATTAAGGCGTTCCAGGCACTCATCCCCACCCACGCAGGCAAAGTGGTGGGAGCCATCTGGTCCGCCATGCTTAGCGCCTCCCCCGACCTCCCCGGCTTCGATAGGAGAAACCAAGATGGATGAGACAACTCTGATTGCAATTCGCGGGCTGACGTGGGCGATCTATGTTTGCAGCGTCGCTCTCGTAGGCTCTGCGTGGCTCCTCGGAGCCGCCATGTTCATGAGCAAACGCCATGACCACTGAAACCCCTCCCACCACACCGTTAGCGGATGAGGCGATTGAGCGGGCTGACCGGCGCTCGTCTGACGATTTGATGGTTTTGGCGAACCGGGGGATTGGCTTTATCACCTCCCACGGTGGCCCGGCAGGGTCTACGCTAAAGGAAATCGCCGACACCTTCGATGAGGTCTTGCGCCGATATGCTGCACTAGAGGCCGCCGCCCTCTCAGCCTCCCCTCTCCCCACGCTGGAGAGGGAGAAGCCTTTGAGCGGTCGATACATGGTCGAGGCATTTGAAGACAGATGTCGGGTGGTGGGGCCGTTCTATAAAACCCTCAAGCCGGCGCAGCAGGAACGGGACATGCTCAACGCCCTCACCCCTCCCGCTACTGGGGATGAGCGGTTGAGGAAGGCGTTGAAGCGGGTGATAGAGGCGGCCGAGCGGGCCATCGGCGATCATGTTGCGCCCGGCGACTGCTACGCGACAGGCCCCCTCACCGGCAACCCCTTCGCGGACCTTGTGGCCTGTCCAGGGTGCGTGGCCTTGAACGAGATTGCCGATGCAAAAGCCGCTCTTTCCGGCGATGGAGGGAAGTGATGGCGCGCGAGGCTGGGGTTCACCTACGGACCGGCGCGGGCGCGATTGCCTGTAATTGTGGCGTCCGTTGGTCATCGCGCATTATCACAAGCACTACATCAACTTATATCGTATCTTGTAAAGGGTGCCTCCGAACGAAGGCGTTTCGTGATGCCGCTAACAATAGACCAAAAACCAAGGCAGAAATAGCCCTAATATCCGCGCTTAATAGGCTTGGGAGCATGGAGGCGTTTCATGTGGCGCGGGCCTTCTCCGAACCGCAGGACACCGAGTTATTGCTACGAATTAAATACGCCAGAAACGCTGTCTATAATTTTGGTGAACCATGACCCATCTTGGCGTTGAGCGAGAGGAGGCTCGGCACAAGGCTTCACATATCGGTGCGCCAGCCTGTTTCGTGCTTGAGTTAGCCTGCCAAAACCTTCACCGCGCGTTCTGCCGAGACCCGTCTGGCGGAGGCATCTATCTTGTCGGCTCGGCAGGGGAGCGAGCGGACTGGCGCGACGTGGACGTGCGGTTGATCCTTCCCGACGATGAGTTCGACTTGCTGTTCCCCTACTGCGGCGGCTCTAAGGCCGTCAGATGGGAGTTCGACCCCCGCTGGATCATCATGACGGCTGCCATTTCCGATCACCTGTCCCGACTGACCGGCCTACCAATCGACTTCCAATTCCAACCCCAAGGCCACGCGAATGAACGCCACAAGGGCCGTCGCAACGCGCTCGGCATGATCTTCGCTACGGAGACGCCCTATGAGTAACCACCCCTCCCCCACTGGGGTTTCAGACGAGGCGACGCTGGACCGGGTGGTCGCAGCCTTTCGTGCCGACCTGTCCGAGCGCCGAATATACCACGCGCTGATGACGGCGGACCTGAAAAACGCCATGCGCGCCGCTCTCTCCACAGCCTGTTCACCAGAGCTGGTGGCGCTAACTAGGGAGGCCGTGGCTTACGGAAACCTAGTCATTCAAAGGGCTGGATCGAAGGAGCAACTGTTTCCCCTGCATCAAGCCGCCGTCGCCTACGCCAGATCAATCCGAGATGATCATGGGTGAGCGACCTGAACACTGGACAGCGACAGAACACGTCATCGCCGACATGTATGAGGCGGGGATGTCCTTTGCCGAGATTAGAGAGGGTTTGCGACTAGCGGCGCAACAGGCAGCAAAGATAATCATAGATGACATGCACGCTGATGACGAGAGAAAAGCCCGCTCCGTCCCTCCAAACCAGCCGGGAGATAGCTGATGGCCATCTTGGCGATCAAGAGTCTACGTCTCACCGATGACTTTCAGCGGATGGCGCAGGCTGTCCAGGCCCCGCTCCCATGGACCGAGGATGAGAATTGCGCCGGCCGGATGCGCGATGCGAATGGCGAAGCGATCATCTGCATCATGGGCCGCAGCGACAAGGAAGCATCCGCGATGTGCGACCTGATCGCGCTGGCGATGAACACATGCGGAGGGTTCAAAGCAACCCGCAAGCCGGGAGATAGCTGATGGGTGAGCAACCGTCTGCCGTTCATGTTCACGTTGGCCTGAAGGCTGACATGGAGGAAATGGCAGCGTGGCTTCCTGATCGGAGCGCCGCTTTCTTGTCCGGTGTGGCCAAGGTGTTGGCGGCAGGCCAGCGAACCCACCACCACTGTTCCGCCGGCTGCGAGAAGGCCCAAGCCGAACGGAACGCCGACAACGAGTGGCGCTGTGCTAAGTGCGGAGCGCCTTGGATTGAGTGCTCGCCGGAAACGTGTGGGTAGGGTGGAGGACTATCTAAACGACCCAGAATTTGTTTGGATCATCCATAAACATCGGGTGACAGGAGAACTTCTGGGTCCATCTGTGCCGTTCAGCATTCCCACCCGTGTGGTTTACGCAATATTGTCAGATGTTGGTTGGCTTGAAGTGCCATATGACGAGAGGGATAAGTGCGGCGCTCTATCCCGCTGAGCTACCTTTGGTCCCCCTTGCAATCTGACGATCCACCGCCCTACCGTGCGCACGTCGGAACGATTTTGTGTCGGACCTCTTGGGGGAGGGTTGGATTCGAACCAACGACCTCCGCGTAAAGACAACCTATTCCACTCAATGCGGAAGCGCAACCGCGAAAGCAGGGACGCGACTAAGACGAAGGCACGTTCGCGGCGACGAAGGCTTGGAACTTGGCGACCGCCTCGGGGCCATCGACGAAGCTCTCGCCCTTGCCGGGGCTGTCGAAGATGCGGATGAGCTTGATCGCCGGGCAGAGCGTCCCGACGCTGGCCATGTCGGTGAAAAACGAGACCTGATTGACCGCGTAGGCTCCGGTCGCGGTGATGCCCATGGGAACGCCCATCTTGCCGTAGGTGGCGCAAGCTACGGCCACCACGCGGGCAAAGCCGCCGGGCTTGGCCGTGAGGTCGCGATCAAAGCGGTCGGCTGCGATCACATCCACGTTCGCGACGCCGGGGAAGTAGGGGAGCGAGTCCGCCCCTCCCCCGCTCGGAGCCCAGATGCGCGACACCCAAGGCGGCAGGCGAGCGAAGAGGTAGTTCCACGTCGCGACGTAATCGGCTGGCGTTCCACCGTTCGCCGTGGCCTTTGCCGGTAGGTTCATTTCCCAACAGAAGCGGACGAAGACGGGCTTGCCGTAGGCTTTGATCGACGAGGCGAACGAAGCAATCCACGCGTCCGACGAACCGTCCGTGACGCTCGCCAATGTTGCCGGGCAATCGAGGTCGATCATCGGATAGCCGGGGCCGGTCAGGGTCGGGAACTTGGAGCCGAACTTGACGTAGATGGGCGATATGCCGGGAGCGACATTCGAGAAGGGCGACGGAACACCGGGACCCGTCTGTGCGCCGATCAGGAGGCCGTGCGAGGGGATGGGGACCTTGCCGGGTGTCTTCGGCGCGGCGGGTGGCGTGACGGGCTGTGGCGCGTTCCCTGGGGGCGTAGTGGCTACGCAGGAGCCAAGGGTGAGGGCGGCTAGGAGGGTGGCGCGGATCATGGGGCTTTGTCTCCACTGGAATGCTTCATACCGTCCAGAGAGATTGCCGCATGGGCCGCATTCAGAGCCGCTTGTGCAAACCGCATAGCGTCCCCTGAATCTTTGGCGTCTGCAGCCTTGGCAACAAGTGTTTCGATAGCTTTTTCAAGGTTATTCATGGGTTCTAACTCCAAAGAATAATCGACACTGGTTTCAATCCGTTCAGCAGCGTGTCGGGGAACCGCTAAACCTTCGTTAGTGCGAGCGTCGCCAGTAGCGCGAGGCGGATCACCCCGTCGCGCCAGCCGCCGTCAGAGCCGCATCGGCCTTGGTCCAGTCCGCCATACGCTGCGAATCGAGCGTGTCGATCTGGGCTTTGAGCGCGGCGAGGGTTGCGGGGTCGGCTGTCCCGCTGGCCTTCAAGGTCTCGTATTCCTGAATGACGAGCGGGCCGAGCTGCATGAGCAAGGGGAGCAGGGAAGTGAGGATCGAAAGCATGGGGGATGCTCCTACTTGGCGGCAACGGCGTCGTGGGCCGCTGCGAGGTTGGTGAGGGCCGTGGTGGCGAGCGCTGCGGCTTGCGTAAGGTTGCCGGACACATAGGCGCTGTGGGCGGCTCCTACGCCGCTGTTGGCGTCGTCCAGATACTTCTTGACGGTCGTAGCCTGAGCGGGCGTCAGATGGGGCGCGGCGACCGGAACGGCTACGTTGACGCCATCGGTCGCGGCCTCCGCCACGCTCATCGCCTGCGAGACGGTGAGCTGGACTTGCGGGCTCGGGGTCGTGCATCCGGCCACGGCGAGGATCAAAGCCCCCGCGCTAAGGCCGGCGAGGAAGGTGAGGTTTGGCTTTGTGGGCAACCGTCCGATTTTATCGGACATTTGATTTAGATGGGTCATATTGTAGCTCCTTGGTGGACGGGTTGAGCGGCTTCGGGCAACGGAGTATCCGGGCTCTTCTTCGTTTCAGTGGTCACGGTTGTGACTGTCGGCGGGGTCGATGAAATCTGAGCGGCCATGGTGGCGATAGCTTCGTCCTTCGCACGAGCGCCAACGCTCGATGGAAAGTAGAAGGATATGGTTGCCCCCACCCAACCACCGATAGCGCCAACGAGGGCGGTGAACAGCGTCTGGTTTTCCTTCGGGACATGCACGAAGCCGATGATCATAACCACGAGAACGGCCAACCCCAGAATGGCCACCGCCATGAGGAATTGCTGCGTGGTGGTGGTGATCATGGGCTTGCCGCCAGTGGGGTCTGCGCTCATGCCGTCACCATCGCCAAGGCTTCGTCTCTCGTCCGATCATTCCGCGTAAGCCACCCCTTGCCAAAATCCGGAAACCCAGAGAGCGCACGGTAGAAGGCTTCGTGCGCAGCATGGTAGGCATTGATGAGGGTGGTGGTGTCGGTCTGGCCCACGGCGGCGAGCGTATGCGGGCCGAAGAGCCCATCGGCCACTACACCAACCGCCGCTTGAAGGAGCTTAATCGCCCGTCCCGGCCCGCTGTTCACGGCGGTGTCAAACGTCATCAAGTCAAGGCCGTCAGGGAGTTGCGGGCAATGCGAGACGGCCCAATAGTCTTGCTCATAGATAGGCGCGGCGTCTTTAGCCGAGAGGTCTTGAACCTCCTCTATCGAGGCCGGTCTGCCAAGCCATCGTGATAGTGTGGCAATGGTAATTCCGAGATTCGTGGGGCCGCCAGGGTCGCGCGGGTTGTTAACGTATCCGCCCTCACTCGCGAGGATGATTTTCAGACACGCGGGATAGTTGGCAGCGCCCATGCGCGGAGGTTTACACGAAACCCCCGCTCATACAAGGGACCGAAAATGAACCTTTATGGCTCATGATCGTTGATTTCACCGGCGCGCTTATTGCGTCGAAGGAAACCACGCTATGAACCCCAACCCCAACACCGGACCCGATGGCAAGACCGACGCCCAGCGCGCCGAAGCCGCCAGGCTCGCCGCCCAGAACGCCCAGAACAAGGGCCAACCGGCGCAACCCGCGACGGACGCTAACGGTCGCCCGCTGCCTGTCCGCTAATAGGCAGTCAAGCTGCGCTCGCGTAGCCGAGCGGGTGGAAAGCCCGCACCATCATCACCACACATCAAAACGCCCTGCCAGCCGTGAAGCCGACAGGGCGCTTGATCGTCAATCCGTCAGAGCGCCGGGGAGGGAGTCGGCGTGAACGGCGAGGCGGGATTTGGGTTGTTTCCGGGGTTGACCGATCCGTCCGGATTGGTGGTGCCGGGAGTGAAAGAGCCATCAGGGCTGCGGAAGCCTTCCGGAGCGGCTGTCGGTCCATGGGGATTGAACGAACCGTCTGGGTTGGTGCCGCCGAGAGGCGTGACTGTCGCGCCGGCCACATCGGTAAAGCTGACCGCGAACGGGGCCGATACGATGGGCGTCGGGCTGGAATCCGTGGCCGTCACGTTGGCGTTGCCGACTCCGAAGGTTCCGCTGAAAACGCCATTCGCGTCCATGGAGATTCCTGACGGGAGCGTGTCGGCGGTGAACGTGACCGTTCCAACGCCACCGGTCGAAGTCATCTGTCCGGTGAAGGGCTGACCAACGGTTCCGGTGAAAGGACCGCCAGCCACGGTGATGACGGCGGGACCTTGCGTGTTGGCCGTCACAGC